GCCGGACGTTGCCGCGCTGCTGGAATAGCCGGACGTTGCCGCGCTGCTGGAATCGCCGGACGTTGCCGCGCTGCTGGAATCGCCGGACGTTGCCGCGCTGCTGGAATTGCCGGACGTGGCCGCGCTGCTGGAATAGCCGGACGTTGCCGCGCTGCTGCGATCGCCGGACGTCTTTTTCTTTGCACGGTTCATTGCCCGCTCAAAAGTTGTTTGCACAGACAATCGAATAAATTTCGCCAAACTAAGCTCGCCTGTAACCTTTAGCTCTGTGCATGCAAGCTTGCTATCGTTTTCTCCCTTGTTGATAGCTCCGTTGCACTCGACCTCGAAGAATCGGTTCTTGCCGTCTGGGCGGTAGTATTGGAACACGTCCAGAGGGTTCTCGCATGCATGCATACCGGAGATACAGCAGATGGCCTTGTTCTCGGTGTAGGTCTTGCCAATCTCGTACTGCTTGCCACGGCAGCACATATTCTCGTCCATACCCTTGTAGGCGATAATTTTGTCACTCATTGGGATCCTCCTTAACGACCCATGCGGTCAGTGTTTTGGCCACTCCATTCTTTTTGATCTCGTCGATCTCAAAATCCAGGACTTTCAAATCGCCGAAATCCTTGGTGCAGCCGTCGTTCCAAAGGCCGTGATAGATCAACTTGCCGGTGTTGACAATGACTCTGATTCTGGTTGCGCCTGTAAACACGTTGCAGCAGGCGAAGATAAGGCGTTGCAGTGTCATTGTGCGTTCAACCCTCCCTCGCGCAGCCGGCCCGCCGGGGCACAGTCGCGGTCAAACAGGCTGGTCTGCCCATTGGTCTGCTGGATCAGCATCACGGTATTGGTGCTGGGCTTCCAGCGCTGGATGTACTCCACAGCTTCGTCAAAGCGCTTGCGGGGGATGTTCCCCACGCTGTTCACCCGGAACCAGTCCTGAACATCGTGGTTGCACTCGCTGTACACCTTGCTGCGCACATGGTTGTCGATGTAGGCCGGGGCGTTTTCATCGCCAAGGGCGCAGATCACCGACCGGCTGATACTCTTGCGCAGCACACGCTGCTGGTTGTAGTCCACCGTCATGGTGTTCTCTAGCGCCGTGAGCCGCTGCTCCTGCCTCTGGGTGCGGTCGTCCAGCAGGAACAGCGCCTGCATCTCCTTGCTGAGCTTGGGCATCTGCGGAGTGCTCAGCTTCTTCTCCATCTCGTTGAATGCCTGGATGTACTTCAGCTTCCACTCCAGCGCCGCCTTGCCGGTAAAGCCCATAGCCAGCAGGGTGAAACCGTCCCGGTTCATCAGATACATGGGGTACTGCTTGCCCCTGTTCTCAAACGTGGTCTCGTAGAACATGGATTTGGCGGCACAATTTTGCGCCACCAAATCTTCGACGGAGCGAAGTACACTCTTGTGCTCCTTGCCAAAGCTCTCGGCGATCTGGCGGCTGGATGCTACCGGCTCGCCGTTCTGGGTGGATAAGATAATGTCCGTCATTCGATCTTTCCTCCTTCTTCCACCAGCAGCTTGTCCACGGATACCTTAAAGTATCGGGCCACCTTCATCAGCTGACTGATACTGGGGCCGTACACGCTGCGCTCCCACTTTCCAATTGCGCCGTTGCTCAGGCCTGCTGCCGCCTCCAGATCGGTGCGACTCAGACCATGCAGCTTGCAAAACTGGTCGATTTTTGAAACATTCACTAGCAATTCTCCTTTCCGGGCTTGAAAATCGCTAGAAAATATGCTACTATGTATTTGCAAGGTACAAAGTAAATAGAATCTAGCGTATGCCCGATATAATATTGTCAGGGGCTTTTGGTTTTGTTTGCCCTGTGCTTAGCATTATACTAAACAATTCGTTAGGTTTCAAGAGAGAATTGTCATTTTCTAATGTTTTGGTTAGGTGCACAAAAATGAAAGGTGTTTCCTATGCGAAATGTAGAAAGAGCTAAACAAATCGCTAAAAGCAAGGGCATTAGTTTTGCATTTGTTTGCACTCAAATCGGAAAGAGCCGCGGATACCTAGCGGAAATTCTAGCAAACGGCAGGGACATACCAGAAAAAATGCTAGAACCTGTTGCACAGGCTTTAGGCGTCCCGGTCGAAGAACTCACCGGCGAAAGCGAGCAAAAAGAAAAGCCCGCTCCCCAGATGGAGAACGGGCTGGATGCAAAGGCGCAGGCCACTCTTAATAAGATGAAAAAGCTTTCGCCTGAACAGCAGGCGGCATTTTGGGATATGCTGAACACTACGATTGATGCCGTTTTGAATATGCCGGATGGTGACGGGAATGGTTAGCGAAGCCCAGATTCATAAAGGCATGAAAATAATTTGTGACTATTACGAAACCCATGAAGATGACGATTATTTTACACCTAGCATTTTTATTAAAAATGGCATAAAAAATCCAAAGTCTTTGATTGAATCTTTGTGGGCGGATGGCTTGATAATGGTATATGATTTTACAGAAAATGGCATCTTTGAGAATTTTTCTATTTCTCTTACTCAAAAGGGCGTTCTTTATTTTATCGAAAAGCAAAGACAGCAGAGAATCAGCCGCAAACAATTTGCTCAGAGTGTTGTCATTGCGGTGCTCTCTGCTGTCGTGAGTACGGTATTAACGCTTTTAGTGTCTCAAAGAAGTGACGGGTCAGGCACCTCCAGCTCGTAATTCGGGGCATCCAGTGCTTTAACAAAAATGGTTTTGTAAAAGCGCAGCTTTTTTTCATCCACTTTTTCTGTGTCGAGAGCGAAATACCCGCCGCGTCCGTCCTTTACCCTAAAAATGGTTTTGGGGCAAAGTTCGCAGATACTTCCGAGGGTCACGCCTGTATACATGACTTCTGCTCGGAAAAGGTCGTCAAGGTGCTTATGTTCCGGCTCCGGTTCCGGCTTTCGACGAAAAAGCGCAAAATCATTGAAGTGAAGAAACTCGTAGACCAGAATTGCAAGCATCGCTGCAATGAGGATAACAATGATAAGCAGAAGAAGCGTATTATTCGACATTTTGCATTGCCTCCTTTAAGAGTTTATCCACGTCGATACCAAGGGAAAGTGCAAGCTTGATTTTCTCAAGTATAACACATTCCGGTGTTGATTTCATCAATTTTGTGCTAGTATCTTGCACTTTATTTTCCCCCTTTGGCTAGATCATTGATAATTTAAGGTTTCGGCAGCTGTTTGGCTGCCTATTTTTGTTATTTTGAGGTGGTTATCATGGCAAGTATCTGTCCCGTCTGCGGCGGCAAGTTGGGCTTTCTGAACCGTGAGAAAAGCGCGGATGGCTTGATTTGCGCCAGCTGCAGCAACTTTTTCTTTTCAAAATTGGGCATCCGGGCTGCAAAGCAACCGACAGCTGCCCTTGCGGGCTACTGGGTTACACTGGAACAGCGTCGGAAAGTGTTCAAAGAAACCGATTCCATCTATGATGGTGACGCGCTCTTTGTGTCGATTGACAAAACCGACCGTTTGTTTTGCATTGGACACCGCAGTGGTGATAAAGGACCTCGCATGATCTACAGCTTTGATGAAGTCGCCGGTTATGAATCTGACGCGCCTGACGATCTGACGGTGACAGAGACAAAGGGCGGTATTGGCCGTTCCGTGATTGGTGCAGCCGTTGCCGGGCCTGTGGGTGCGATCGTGGGCGCTGCCACCGCTAAAACAGAGACCCGCAAGGGTCGCAGTAAAGAGAGCGTGTCTATCCACTTTGCGCTTCCACTGGGCGAAAGCAACTTGCCGACAACGGTTTATCCCGGCGGAATGACTGCGTTTCTCAAGAGTTGCAAAGTCAGCCATGAGAAGCCGCAGGCTGCCGCTCCGGCTGCCCCCAGCGCCGCTGATGAGCTTTTGAAGCTTAAACAGCTACTGGATATGGGGGCCATCACGGAAGCGGAGTACAACGCAAAGAAATCTCAGTTGCTTGGCCTGTAAACTTGTTTACAACCGCATTATACAACTAATCGTGGTATGTGTAAAGAGTATTTACAAAATAATCGTTGTGAGGTGTACTTATGCGACTTGGTCGAAAATCGACAAAGCTACTTGCGGCGTCTCTCTGCCTTGCCATTGCGGCAACGTGTACAGGGTGCAAAAGCAGCGAGGTGAAAAACACCGAGAATCTCATCAACAGCATCGGTGACGTTACATTGTCCAGCGGAAATGCAATTGACGCTGCTTCCTCTGCCTATGCGGATCTTGGTGACCAGCAGAGCAAGGTGGAGAACGCGCAAACACTACAGGATGCGGAATCCGCCTATAGTGCCCTTATCACGGAGCATGCTGCGCCGATTGAAGATGCGATCAATGCAATTCCGCAGCCGGTCACTGCTGAAGCAAAGGAAGCGGTTGACAATGCAAGCAAGTTGTATGAGAGCGCATCTGTCGATGTAAAATATGCCGTTTCCAATACGGACGTTCTGACTGCGGCGCAGAAAGCGATGGAAGATATCGTTGTTCAGACTGCCATTGAAGCCATCAACCAGATTGGAGACGTTTCGCTCAATTCTCAAGAAGCCATCGACGCTGCAACTGCAGCTTATCAAGATGTTCCCTCAAACCGTCGGGCGGACATTACAAACTATAACGTTTTGACAGAAGCCAACGGAACGATAAACCAGCTGAAACGTGAAGCCGCAGAAGCTGAAGGTAAAGCAGCTGTTTCCAAACTTAAGACAAAAAAAGACGAGGTAGAGGGTATTACTTGGTATGAACCATCTTGCTACCCCAAATATTCAAACTCTCGGTGCTTTGTCCTTCCGTACATTGGAGAACGAGATGGTCATTATTGGCTGTGTTGCAAAGTGGATTACGCAAATAGCAACTGGGTGTTCTTCACGTCAATTGTAATCAATATTGATGGAGAAAAACGCGACACCATTGAGTTTGACTATTCGGATGTGACCAGAGATGCAGTTGTCGGCGGTAATCTTTATGAAGTCGCAGACTTTGTTCCAGGAGGAACTCGCTTGACATTGCTTTCCGACATCGCAAATTCCAAAAAAACGATTATTCGTTTTCAAGGTTCAGATTATTGCTATGACTTTGAAGTTCCTGAAAAAGACAAGCAAGGAATCAAAGATGTGCTTGCTGCTTGGGATTATTTTAATTCTTGAGCTGTTGTATTTTCTGCAACAGCTCCCCTGCCAGATCCCCGCCGGGAGCATCGGAAGCGGCTTTGAGGTTGCGGATGGCACCGGCCTTGCGGGTGACGTAGAGCCGGGCGCGGGCTTGCCCTTCGGGCTGCATGTCCTCATAGCAGGCCAGCGCGGCGCGGATGTGGCGACAAAACAGCTGCATCTTATCCATAGATCATTCCTCCCAGGGCTGCGGTGTGCGGTCGGTGCCAGTCAGAACGCTGGCAGGCATTCCGTCAATGAGAGTCATTTCGTTTTCTTTACTGTTTCTTTGCTCTAAATCCATTTTATTTTCCTCCTGATTTTTGGTGATTGTGTCAACCTATGTGCCAAATTTTACCATGCGCCAGAGGAAATTGAAATTAGCAATCATTTTGTCGAACGGCGCAGAATTTTTCTGCGCCATTTTTTGTTTGTTTCGCGCAATATATTTCGAGGGGAAGGGCGAGTATGAGTTATTTTACGGCGACTAAAATTGGCACTGCGCTGGCAAAGGCGCGTGTGGAAGCGGGCTTGAGCCAGCGGGAAATGGCGCACCTGATCGGAATGAACGAGCGCACCGTGCAGAACTGGGAAAAAGGAGACACAAGCCCAGACGGTGACGAGATCATGGACTGGTTCACCGCCTGCGGGGCTTCCCCGCTTGCTGCCATGCAGGAGATGCTGCACCCGGAGCTGTATCGGAAGCAGGCCACCGACATGACGGACGAGGAACTGGATGCAGCGATAGCAGGCTTTTTGGACAACTCCCCCCGCATCGTCAAAGAGATGATCCTCTTCATCGTGTTGGGCAAGCATGGCAGCTATCCCCCGGCGGTGATCGCCGAAATCTGCGCCAATCTCCACACCCCGCTGCAAAATAAGGTTTCGGTTTGCGGTCAGGTGCTGGATAACTATAACTGCGCTGTTGCAACACACACAGACCCCGTGCCGGATGAGGTGCACCCGCCGGTGGAACTGCTGACTACTGCGTACAAGGCGGGCAAGGAAGCGGCCAGACGCGGGGAAACATCCTACACAACAAAGAGAGGACGGCAAGAATGAACTGCATCAGATGCAAGCGAGAGATCCCGGACGGCGCTGCATTCTGCCCATGGTGTGGCAAGCGTCAGCCAGAGACCGCACCGCCTGCGCAAAGAAAAAAACGCCGCCGCCCAAAGGGCAGCGGCAGTGTGTACAAAATGTGCGGAACCAGAGCAAGGCCATACGTAGCCCTTACGGCAAAACGTGAAGTGCTTGGAACATATGAAACTCCTGGTGAAGCTGTCCAAGCTCTGGATGCGTACAACTCGCAAAACAGGCCCCTAACAAAGCTCAAGTATACATTTTCGGACGTATACGAAAAATGGAGCGAGACACATTATCAGAACCTTGGCGACGATGGCAAATACAGCTATACATGGGCATACCAAAAAGCTGCACCACTTTGGGACTTCAAAATCAGGGACCTTGTAACCGCAGATTATCAGCGGATCATTGACAATCTTGTGAATGAAGGACTGTCAAGATCATCGTGCGAAAAGCAAAAGCAACTGTTTAGCCAGTTGTGTAAGTGGTCTATGGGAAACGGTATAATATCTCACAACTTTGCGGAAGAGTTAAAACTTCCATCCGAAAAGAAAAAGAAAAGAGTTGTGATCTCAAAAGACGAAATTGCCAGAATCCAAAAAATTGCATCTGACCGACAAGACGATATGCACGAAATTGCACAGATTGCAATGGTTTTGTATTATACAGGTATGCGTATCAATGAACTTTTAACGCTTCGGCGTGAAGATGTTGATTTGCAGAACGGGTATATCATTGGCGGCGAAAAAAGCGATGCTGGACGTGAGCGAACTATACCGGTCCTGGAACCAATAAAAATGATTCTGGCGGGATGGATGGTAGATAGCATTGGAAGCGATTTGCTTTTGCCGCCAAAACGAAAGGGTAAAAAGCGCAGTGACAGCGGAGTTGAAAAAGCATTCAAAATCCTTATGCAACGCTGTGGAATTTCTGAGGAAGCCGTTCCTCACACAATGCGCAGAACGGCTACAACCCGTCTGGTTGAAGGAAAAGCCGAACCTACAGCCGTTAAGGCCATTATGGGACATGCAGATTTTTCCACAACTGCCAATTATTATACCGAACACGATGCAAAATATCTCAAAGAGGAAATGGAAAAGTTTAATCAATAGTCTAGCAAATATCTAGCACCACACATTTATTTAACGCTATACCGTTTATTATTGCAAGTAGCGACTGCTTCCCAAGCAGTAGGCGGCGGGTTCGAGTCCCGTATCCTGCTCCAAAATTATGTAAAAATAGCACGGCAAATCGTAAGAAATTAACGATTTTGCCGTGCTATTTTTATTTTTCATTTTCCAAAACACAACGCAAAAACATGACGAAAAGCCGCACAATCTAGCATTTAATCTAGCAAACGAATGCGTTGCATGACCATTTCATACTCTTTTGGATATACCAATTTTATGGCATTCATGTGCTCGTCAAGCACCCGTATCAGACCGCTGAACGGCACAGCGCTTGCAGCCTCTACAAATTCGCTCTGCGGTTCTTGTGGTCTTGTGGAATACTCCATCTGCATAACTGGTTCAGGCTGCGGAGCTGGGCTGTTTTCCCGGCTTTCTGCTTCGCTCAACTCATTTCGCACAGTGCAGAGGGCGGCAAGCTTTTCCACGCTCTGCCAGTTCGTTTCTTCACATTTTAGCTTTCGGATGTGTTCATTGATTTCCACGATGTCCATGCCTGCCGCCCCCTTTCTTATGCGTTGCGTAAGATGTCAGCTGCCCGCTTGTAGGCATCGCGCTCTGCGCCGGTGGCGTCCTGCATCATGTCCTCGATGTCCGAGATCATCTTTTCCCGGCCATCGCCGCGCGAGTAGTGACCGCGCACATAATGCCGCCCACGGTTTGCGTAGCTGTTGCCCCGGCTATAGTTTTCGGTACGTCCGTAGTTGCCGTGCATATCAGCTTCCCACTCGCCCGCACGGCTGTACTCGCCGCTCTCGCAATAATCCTCGATGCGGTGGATGTCCAGAATGATATCCACGATCTCGCCGATCATCTCAACATCGCCAGGGGATCGGTTCTTTTTGTCGGTCAGCTCCATGAGCTCTTCGCACATCTCATCCTTCAGATGATTCAATTTATCCAGCATGACTTTATCTCCTTTCTTATGCTACCCGCTCAACGATCAAATTGCTGTTTGCAATGCTGATTGCCTGCGTGCTAGTGTTTTTGAGCGCCACAGTAACGCAGCAGCCACGGGGGACTTCCACGAACACCGCCGCAAAGACGTTACTGTACTGATCCACTGCCGCTGGGGTGACGATTGCGGTTGCGCTGTTGAGCGCCTCGCCGCCGACAGCCAGCGCCACGGAGATAGAGCCCACAGTGCCGCCAGTAGGGATGGCGATGTTTCCGCCAAAGCTCACTTTGAACAGTGCTTTACACTGACTCGTAAGTCCACGCAACGTCACATTGCCAGCGCCTTCGCGGTGCACGATGCAATTTGACCCCTTGATAGCGGTTTCGGTCAAGGGAAGATTCTGACCGGCTGCCACGGTCTGGATCGTGGTAGAGGTAAATTCAGCCATTATTCGCGTCCTCCTTTTCTGCACAGACATCCGCTTTACTTGCATAGATGTTTTTCAGCACATCCATGCAGGAAGCCGAAAAGTCCGGTCTTTCAGTGTCCAGCAAAGTCCGCACGATTGAACTGTATACGCTCAGATCCATCATGCTCATTTTGTTTTTGTCCATGCTGGCCAAATGGTCAACAAACTGCTGCTTCAAGTCTGTTACGGTCATTTGAATGCTCCTTTCGTAATAAAAACGCCGGGACTGCTGCCCCGGCGCTCTGGTTTGCAAAATCAGCTCTGGGGCTGAACATGCGCATATTTTGCACAAGTTGCCATTATTGAGTTATGCACAACCGCAACCGGTGCCGCAGTTACCGTACTGGTAAGGTGCAGGAACCGGGAATGCGGGCACGGGGCGCGGATTGTAGTAGGCCAGCTGACCGCTCATGTAGGCCTTGAGCGTTTCGTTCTGGGCTGCCTGAGATGCCGCAAGCTGTGCTGCGAACAGCTGCTGACCCTGCTCAGCAATCTTTGCGTCCTTTGCCTCGATGCGCTGTGCGGTCAGGGCGTCAAGGATGGCGCGGGCGTTCTGGTTCTGGTTGTCGATGATGTCACGGGTGGTGTTCTGCACCGTGTTCCGGGTCTCGCAGGACTGGGTGGCCAAATTGTAGTTGACGCCCTGAATGGCAGAGCGGTTCTCGCAGCAGCACTCCTGCTGCTGCATCTGCATGGCAAACAGCTGCTGCATGAACGCCGCCTGCTGGTTTGCGCGGCTGATCTCTGCGGACATAAAGCCGTTGTTCACGGTCTGCTGAACGCCGTTGACAAGCTGCGCCTGCTGGTAAAAGCCATCACACATGCCGTTGTTGATACCATCCATCTTGCGCTCGATGTTGGCAAAATCGGAGGTCAGGACGTAGCCGTCAACGACACCGGCACCGGTGTTGCCATTGCCGCCCCAGTTGCCGCCCCAGCCGCCGCAGAAGGCAAACAGGAACAAGATGATGATCCACCATGCGCCATCATTGCCAAAGCCAAAGCCGTTGCCGCCGTTGGTGTTTGCGGGCTGAACAGGCATGGTCAGAACCGCAGAATCGGAAGAAAGAGACATTTTTGTACTCCTTTCGTGTGTTTTGAATGATTTTTATGCTTGAACCGTGGCCACGGTTACGACTTAATGGAGGAACTGCTGAAACTGCTGCGCCATCGCCTGCAACTGGTTCAGCTGATTTTGCGACATTTTGCCGGATTGCAGCAGCTTTTGCACCTCTGCTTTCGGGTCGCCTTGAAAGTTTGCACGGAACTGCTGGAACTGCTGCATCATCTGGCCAAACTGACCCATAGGGTTTGGCATGGCGGGCATACCGCCGCCCAGTGCATTAAAAAGAGGATTTGCCATACTTATTTGACCTCCGTTTCAGGCTTTGCAGGCTCTTGCTTCTCAAGCGCAGCGCAGCGGGCTGCCAGAGCATCAAACTCCGCTCGTGTGACAAACTCCACGCCTGGCTGCTGCGCCGTTTGTGGCGGCGTTTTTGCGGCTGTGGTGCGCTCCTTGTAGTCAAACACTCGGAGGGGAAGCGGCATCCCGCTTGCATCGGTGCTTTTGATGTAAAACGCGCTGTTTTCGCTGTCCATCAGGAGCACGCTGTTCCCGGCAGCAACCATGTATGCTTTTGCGCCCTCCTCGCCTTGCACCCAAATGATAGACGGTGTGCCCTGCGTCTGCTGTGCCGCTTGCCCCATCATGGGCTGCTGGTAAGCGTTCTGACGCAGTTGTGCAAGCTGATCCGGCATTGCTTGCCCATAATAGCCGGGCTGGTATCCGTATGGAATGTATGGCATCGCTTAGTCCTCCTTGTACCAGTAATATATCGGGCACTCTGCGCCACTGTCCCAGCTGTCCATCCACTCGCCATTGATAACAGCCAGAACGTGGCCAGAGCAGCCCAGAACGTAGATCCCGCGCGGGTACTCCCTTGCAAAATCCTCCACGGTGTAGCAGGTGGAGCAGTCTGCCTCGACAAGGCGGCGCTTAAATCCGCGCTTTTGGAGGTACGCGCCCCATGTGCGGTTGGCGCTTGGCATGTCGCCCAGTGCGTAGCCCATCATGGCAAGCCCTACATACGCCTGCTCCCAGCTTTGCCCGGTGGCAGCTGCAACGGCTCGCACTGCACAGTCACCGACGCTGCTGCCGCGCGGGTTTGGGTTGAACTTGTGCCACATGGCGCTCCCCTCCTTATGCGCCCATCATATCAGAATGCGCTAAAGCGAAAGACAACGAAGGTGCAACGAAGGACAAAAAATTTTTGCATTTGACGCTAAATGTATTTACATTTGATGTCAAATGTGCTATAATAATGGTGTGGAGAGAAGCAATTAAACAACGGAGGAACGAACAATGAAAAAGTACAATCTGCACGACATCATGAACAACGCCTGGCGAATCTTCCGGAATGCGAAGGCCGGTCATGGGTCCGAAGTGATCTTTGCCAGCGCTTTGAAAAAGGCATGGAACATGGCAAAGGCGGTTATCAAGGAGGCCACTGATGCTGCCGAAAGAGCCGCCGAAGCAGCCAAACGTGCAGCAATTGAGGCTACTAAGCGCAAAGCCGCCGGTGTCGTCCGGATGCACTACTCTCAGTACAAAAACGAGTACAGCAACTGCCAGACCGTTGATGGCAGCTACGACAAGAAGACCAAGACCATCGAAGTCATGACCAAGGTTGCCCGCGTCTTTGAGCGCCGCCCCAGCGTGACCGCGATCCGTGGCCTGTGCCCCCGCTGCCACACTTACTGCTATGGCGATTGCATGGCTCGATAATAAAAAGGAGGAAATCATTATGACTAACATTGCAAAAGAATTTATCACTGCGAATGCCGCTCTGTATGAACTGGCTGTCAAATCCATGGGGCTTGGCCGCCTGGATGCCATCCTTGGAGACTACCAGCAGCGCTGGGATGCCGATGAATCATTTGACTTGTCCCAAATTGGGATGCTCAATGCGTTTGATCCGGAAGCTTGGAAGCGGAAACCGGATAACGAGGATGCCGAATTGACTGCATGCTTGAGCGAAATTGCCAGCAAGGTAGAAAAAGAGCTGCTAGATGCCTGGACAACTCGATATGACCGGCAGCAGATGCAGGCCATCCTCGATGCCCTGTGCGCTATTGACCCTCACGGAACGCTGATTATTGGCGGTCGGACAATCTATTACACACAAATTGCCGAATCCTGGAATTATGTGCACGGGAAGGACCGTGCGTTGTACATCGACCGTGGGTTTGACATTTAAGGAGGAATCAAGATGGATGCGCTTTTTACATCCGTTGTGCGGCTCAGCGAACAGGGTTTGAGTCTCAAAAAAATCAGCAAGCAGCTCAACATCAGTGAGCAAAAGGCACGAAAGATCCTGATTACGGCGGGGGCGTGGTCGAGCCCGCTGGCGGACTCGATCGCTGCGATGACAAAAAAAGGGAAAGGTGTCGATGAGATCGCGGCAGCATTAGGTCTGGGACGCAATGCCGTACTGTCGTATATGCCGTATGACCGAGGCATGAAGGGCGCGGAGTACCCCACGATCAATGCCATCCGCATCCGAGAATGCCGGAATCGAAAGAAGGTGAAACCAGAAAATGAGCAATTTTGACCAAAAGAAATACATTGCCGACTACGTCAAGGAAAACTATGACCGCATGACGGTTCGGCTGCCAAAAGGTCAGCTCTCAGTATTAAAAGAGCGGGCCGCACAAAAAGGCATGAGTATCAACGGCTATATTACACATCTGATTAACAAAGACGCAAACGATGAAAGTAAAAATTGAAAAGGGCCAGCGTTTTGGACATTGGCAAGTCCTCGGCCCGTCCAGCAAGCCTTACTACTATACTTGCAAATGTTGCAAATGCGGAGCGGTAAAGGATGTTTACAAAAGCTCACTTCTCCTCGGCAAAAGCTCGCAGTGCTCAAGTTGTGCTTCCTCGGTTCCGCGTCCTAAAACATCTAAAAACAATCAAAAAAAAGCAGAAGAACGCTATCTTGGAAAAATTGTCAATGGATGGCCGGTGATCGAAATCTTGCCACCCAAAAGCGGAAGCGAGAGCCTCCGCTGTCGCACGGTTTGCCCCGTTTGTCAAAAAGAAACCGTGACCGCACTCAGCCGCCTATCCGTCATAAAGCACTGCGCTACCTGCAACAGAGATATCAAGCAAAAGTCTGACGCGATCCATACAACCGCATGGGCCGACGGATCTAGCCTGGCTGCCGCAAAAAGCCGCATGTCCGGAACAGTCAACCGCAATTCTGCGACCGGAGCAAATGGTGTTTCAAAACTTGCAGATGGTAGATACAGAGCTTACATCAACTTTAGGCGTAAGCAATATCACCTTGGTCTGTTTTTATCGCTTGAGGATGCCATGGCCGCCAGAAAAGTAGCTGAACAACTTATCTACGGCGATTATCTCAACCAGCACGAAGGCTGGGAAGACGCCCTGCGGGAGGCCCTGAAAAAGCTAAAAGACACTCAATCATAAACTTTGGAGGTCATCACAATGACAGTTGATTTGTACGCACATTATGGCACACTAGCCCATGAGGCTACACCGGTTTACGCATGGGGAGCTGATGCCACTGACTCTTATGACCATGTATCTGTCACAATCCCGGCCCGTTACAAACCTTACAAGACCATGAGCGGCGAGCTGTGTGTGCGTATCCCATACAACAACGATGAGTTCCCGTCTGAGCTTGTGGATGCACTCAATCGTTTCCCAGACTTCTGCCGTGACTGTGCGATCAAAAAAATTGTCGAGTAAACAACAAAACCCCCGGTGTCCACAGTGGACACCGGGGGTTTTGTCAAATATCCGCCCTCTTGCGCTTCTTCGAGAGGCCGGGTGGATTTGTTGAGATTATTATACCACAAATTGTGCAAAAAGAAAAGCCAGCGGGTAAACGTTCTTCCGCTGGCTCTCTGTACACATTTCTCCGAAGTGTGTGTACTCTACTTCGGACGGTATAAATATTATATCACACATCCAGCATTTTTTCAATGCCTTTCAGCCGGTAGCCTATTGCCGTCCGGCTGTAATGTGTCTGTGCTGCAATGTCCGGCAGCGGGAGCCGCTCAACGTACCGCAGTAAGGCTATCTTACGGTCTACCCTCCCAAGCGGTGCGCTTTTGATGGCGGCGGTCATCTGCTGTCGGTCAAGCCCTTGCAGCGCAGCTGGCAGCACTACACGAGCCGCCGCCACAGGCAGCGCCGAGCCAGAAGGGCTGCGGCAGCTGTCCGGCGTTACGCACCATATTGCCAAGCACGGCAAAATGGTCGATTTTGTTAAGGTCAACAAAATCGCAGACCATTTTCGTGATGTGCCGAAATTGCTCTTGTGCGACGGACATACCGGTGACGTCACCGATATGTTGGTATGTAGTGCTTGCCATAATAATCTCCTTACTGCTTTTGCAGTGCCGCTCGTGCCCGGTCAAAGAAAAACTGAATCACCTTGCTCATGGTCTCTTCCGTGATCGCCCACGAGACCAGCTTGCCCCACCGGCTGTTGTCCAGATAGTGGCGAAGCATCTTGACACACCACGCCTTGCGCTCTGCGCCTCTCTTGGTGCCCTGAATCTCGTGCTCCGCCCTTGCAATGAGGTCGAGTACAGTGCCCTTGACCGCTGCACCGTAGCCCAGGCGGATAAGCCCCAGCGCAAGCGACACAGCGCCCACAACGATGAGCACCAGCGCCAGCCACGAGGGCAGCGGGGTGAGAATGGTGTTAAGGATGGTTTCCATGTGTTACTCTCCTCTCTCTTTTTCGAGGTCTTCGATGCGGTGGTTTGCCACCTTGATCTGCTCTTCCAGCACCGGGATGCGCTGGGCGAAGTTGTTATGCGCCCGCACTTCGCGGGTCAGCTCTTCCAGCTTGGTTTCGGTGACGGCCTGCTGCTTGTCCAACTTAGCGTCCATACTCTGGGCGGTGCGGTTGTTGGAGACGATCGCGCCGATCAGGCTCAGACCGCCGGTGATGATTGCCACGATGATTGCTTCGCTCATGCGCCCTCCCGGAGCCGGTCCAGCCCCTTTTTCGCGATAATGGCGGCGTAGTCCTTGTAGGCGTGGGAAAGGTCTGCGTTGCCCGTGATGCCCGGCACACTGGCGGTGCTGGTATACTGCCACATCCCAAAAGACCATGCCGGGGTCGGCTTGTTATCACGGTAGGCAGCCACCCACACGTCGTACTTGCGCAATGCCGCGCCGCCCATATACAGCCGGGTCTTCCCGAAGTTGAGACCGGTGTAGAGCAGGGCATAGAAGCCCCACCGCTCGATGGTCGCCAGCGCATACGCGGTCAGGTCGGTCAACGCCTGCTTGCCAAGCTTGCGGAGCTTGTTGTCCTCCACATCCACGCAGATCGGCAGCTCAAAAGTCTTGCCGGTCAGCGCAGTCTTGAGCAGGGCAAGCTCTGCATCGGCACTGGTATGCGAGACGGCGTAGGTGTAGTAGTACACGCCCACCGGGATCCCCAGCCGCTTGCACTCGGCATAGTTGCGTTCAAAGGTCGGGTCAATGTATAGCCCGTCCTTGCGCTTGCTCAGTTTGCGGTTGGTGGATACCGTCTTGAGCATCACACCATCAATCTTTCCGCTGGCCTTGACCGCATCCCAGTTGATGTTTCCCTGCCAGCGGGAAACGTCTAAAATTGTTTTTGCCATCATGTCACGTCCTTTCTGTTAGTGGGATAAAGCATCCTTTAGTTAATAGGCGAATTCTCTATTTTCGCCTGCTCCAATGCGTACAATTTTTACATTTCTTTCTTTTTTATTAATGCAGAAAACGTCAAAGCACTGTTCGCTTGTAGTCCCAAGCGTTCTCGTCTGCGCGCCTTCTCCTCGGATGAAGCAGTCGGCGTTAGTCACGACCATGTGTGTGCCATGCCACTCAATAAGTGCATCTCTGTGCGTATGTCCAGCAAGCCAACACACAAGTGTGCCTTTGTGTGCAGAGAATTCTTCCGTTTTTGACGTGTATCCGCTTATGACTTTCCCAATTTTTTCAGCATTTACAACCAGTGTACTTGTCCCAAAAGGCCGTTCTGAGGATGTCCATAGTGGCACATGAGAGAAAACAACACATAACCAATCATTGGAGGGCAGATTTAAGGAGCTTTTGAGCCATGCAATTTGTTCTTCGCTTATGGAAAAATACCACTCTTTGTTATATTTGGATATATCCAAGTCGTCAGCATAATCCATACAGTTCACGGAAATATAACGGATTTTATTGGTTTTATCATCGGAATAAAAATACGTCCCATTTCCGTTTTCAGGATACACAATTTCAGATTTTGCCTTTTCTTCATCAGAGCGATAATAAATATTATACGCTTCATCGGTGGAAATATTGTATTGATTGTTTCCACCGTATGCCCATTCATGATTTCCTATAGTTTTTATCATTGGCAAGTCAAAGAACAAATTGCGAATCTCTATCATGTCATCGACAATAGCGTTTTTACCTTGCTCGTCTGAGTTCCATGCAGTCTGCCAGTCGCCTCCTCCGAGAATGGTTTTTATCGCACACGATGTTTTGATTCGTCTCATAAGAGCCGGTGAATGTTTTGTGTTCCGCTGAATGTGAATGTCTGTGATAAATGCAAATGCAAAGCTGTTAAAGCTATCAATATTTTCAAGAATTTCTTTTTCTTTCTGAGACATATAATCTCTATAATATTCGGGTATATGAAACCGATTATCAGCCACATAAACATGGAGATATTTATACACTTGGCCCGCAGATATAGGGGAATTATCTTTGTTCCGAATTAAAATCGTATAATATCTCTCTGGATACACATTGCAATAAAATGTTCCATCAAGCCATACGTTAATATTTGCTGCGAAGTCTTTATACATATATTTCTTAGAGTATACGCCATCTTCTAATATAAATTCTTCGACTATTACGTCAATTGTGTCAGGAACAGAAATCATAATCGTTTCTTTTTGCGGAGGGTTGAATAAACTTGTAACAACTCGAATATCCGATGGCTTAAAAGGAATAGTAGAATTTGACGCTTGATTGTAAGTAAATTTATTCGTTATATCAATGCAATACGGATTAGCAACAACGTCATGCAATTTTTTGCTCAAGGCAACCATCATAATATCTTCGCCAGTTGGAACATCTTCAAAAACGGTATTTTTATCATTTTGTATGGATAGCCAAAACCCAGTATCTTCCTTACGGATCATTGCTTCTTTAGTCCATACGTTTTTGTATGAAATATTAAATTTTCCTACGCATTTGATTTTGATGTCACAATTTGATTTTGGGCAGTATAGTGCCGCTCTTTTTGTGGTATTTGGGACGTAAGATGAATCCAATTTTCCATTATTGACTGTACCTTTTAGGATAATTATTGGATATACATCAGCATCCTCTCCGTTATCATTGGTATAAAATGGGACTCCTTGAATTTCATCAATTGATATACACGCACTAACCAACAGTCCTCTCCGGTCTAGAGTTGGAATACCCGTTGTGATTGCGATGTATTTTGCATTTTCTGGCTTGGTGACATACATTTCAGATTTGACAACTTCGTCTGAGGAACTGTTTTTCACATATCCAACAGTATTCATGCTTTCATCAAGGAACGTCACAAAATTCGTATATGCAGGAGAAGACGCTGTTACAATATACCTACCCGTATTATATGGAGACAAATCGAAATACCATGTATAATAGTCCGTTTGAGAAAAGCCTCTGTCCAAATAATAACTGCCTCGTACAACTTTTTGTGCACCCAAATTAACCCGATTCCTTTTTGCATTGCTAACTAAATCTTCCTTTATCTGACCGACCGCTTCTCCCACCTTCGCCGCATCCGCCGCCTTGCCGGAGATGGAAAGGGTGGGGTCGATGGCTTTCTGGATGTTTTCGCCTGCCGTATTTGCAAACTGCTCCACGTACTCGCCCATCTGGGCGAGATCTTCGCGCACTTCCTTGCCAAGAACTGCGTTGCGGATTCCGTCGATGACTTCTTTCCAAGGCTTCATAATCTGCCCACCTCCGTCGATGTGTCGTAAATTGTGTCGGTTTCAAAGTTGAACGTATCCCACAGCCAATCCGAACCGGCCGCCGCGGTCACGCTGGTTTTATACGGGCAAGCTGTTACTGTGATCGTCGCGGTCGCCTGGTACTCTCCCGGCGTGAGTTCTACATCAAAAAGACCTGTCCATGTCCAGGATGGGTCTTTTGTAAAAAGAAATTTCAGCCATTGCCCTTGCAGCGCTGTTTCCAGTTTGCTTCGAATCGTTTCCCACATGGCTTTGGGCTGCATGACCGTAAACTGCATCTGGATCGTGCGCTGTTTGTAGTGGATCTTACCGTCAAGCGCACGTGTCAGATTTAACGGTTTATCAGATGCCGGAACATAAACGAGGTTCGATTCCGTTTGTGCTTTTCCGATCTGTGGATAGCTTTTGTTGAGCCACAAGCCAAACCGGGACCGGAGCGATGTTTCTTCCCCTTCAAGAAACACATGAACGTCATTCAGACGAGGGTTCTTCTCCGCTGCGGCATGGATCGAATCATAAAAGTTCATTCACCCGCAGCCTCCTCTTCATCCGGTGCCGGGTCGTAGACCAGCTGACCGTCCCGGACTTTGTAGGTTTTCCGGAAAGGTCGCCCATCCGGGATGCTTTCCATATACAAGACGCCGTCCGGAGTTGGATGTGCGTTGTATGCCGGGTCAACGCTTCCGACGCTCATAATGGTTCCGTCCTCTTGATAGGTAATCATGTACATTTCAACGACTCCTTACATCAATCCGTAAACAGCACATGGGACGCAGCAGGTATCGTGCTTGTTGAATTTCACGCCAACACCGGATGCCTTTTGCGTATAGTATCCGCCCTGCCCAAACGTGATCCCGCTGGATGAAACATAGACTCTTCGGACTCTCGGATAGTCCCACACGCGGCTTGCAATCGACCAAATACCATTGATGGGAAAAACGGTATACTGCAAGTCGCTTCCGTTCACTCCGCTGCCGTCCAAACCGGTGTAATATTCGCCGAACCCAATCACGATGGCGGAATACGGACGCAATCGGCCATCGTTGCAGATTACAGCGCCATCGCCCATACCGCTGTCGGGGTCGCCGTTTTCCCAAATTTTGTCTTGTCGAATGCCGTAGAATGTAATCTTTCCGGAATTGATGGTGCAGCTTCCGTTGCCGTCGGTGATTGAGATGCTGTCCGATTGGATGTTGACCATGCTGGAATCGTTGAGGACCTTTACGCCGTCATGGGTAATCTGCACCCGCTTGCCGGGCAGGGACTCATGCCGGACGATCAGGCCGTCTGCCTCGCTCCATTCCAGAAAGTTCGTCGCGGTCTTGGCGGCTTCCGTCACGTTTTTGTCCGTTTTCTTCAGATGCTCGATGAGCTGCTGGTTATAGCTCTCGGAAGCTGCGTTGCTCTCATCCAGCAGGTTCGTCTTGCCGAGGTTTTCCACATGCCGGTCGGTCAGGGTGCGGCGGGTCATGCCGAAGCTGTACTCTTTCTTTTCGGGGTGGTCGAGCGGCTCGGTCAGCTTGGAGCAGAGCATGACGGCATCGACGCTGTGCGGAGCGCTCAGGATGTGGGCATAACAGGCGAAGGTCAGGCGCTCGGTGGCCTCGCCTGCGTCCACAAGGTCCACGGCCTTGATGGTGTAGCTCGTAACCATCAGATGGTTCTGCTGCAGCGCCTGCACACCGGCGGCGAAGGTATCGTTGGCGCTGTCGGTGTCGAACTCCACAATGCGGGCGATGACGCCGAACTTCTTGACGGCGTCGGTGTTCTCAATGTAGCCATCCTCCAGATCGTACCGGTATCCGGACTGCGGCAGATATTTCTGGATGGTCGCGGAGTCGGTATCCATGATGCCGTAGCGCTCCTCGTGCTCATCCGTGTATTTTCCCAGCCCGCCGGGGAGCCACTTGAACTTATACTTCCACCGGGTCTCCTTCACGGTGTGTTTGTTGCCCACCGGATAGATTCGGGTGTATAAGCCGTTCGTGTCGGTCTTTTCGGTCAGGTCGAGCAGGTTGACGCCGTACTCAATCTTTTGGGCCGTCACCCGCTTTTCTTCCACTGCCTGGTCGCAATAGTTCAGGACATTGTAACCCGTCGCTGCGTCAAACGTGCAGTAGGCGTACCCGCCGAAGACCTTGAGCACCAGCTTGTCGATGATGTCCCAGACCTTTCCGTAGTCTTCGCCCACGCCGTATTGGTCTGCGTCTCCGAAGTGGACCACCTGGTCGCCCAGGGCTGCCGTCACAGTGCCCAGCTCGAACATCTTCATCTTCTGGCCAACCTGCGCGTTGTGCACGTCGATGAGGTGCTGAAGGAACTCCTTCAGGGTTCCCTCATAGTTGAACGGCGTCACGCAGGAATCGTTGAAAAACGATAGCGCACCTTCGCAGTAGACAGCCCGGTTGTTGTACCAGTCCGCCTCATGGCTGAAGATGCGCCCGCGCCAGGTCTCCTTTCCGTCCTGCTTCACCACGACCACCGTGGACATCTTTTGCAGCATCTCGTACATCGGATGTTCACGGGTCATAGTGAAGGTCAGGCTCCCGCCCTTGCTGACCTCGCGGGTCAGTTTCGGGCTGAGGACCGTGCCGTTTTTGTTGCCCGGCTGATAGATGAGCAGCTCCGCGTCCGGGTTGCCGTAGGGATAGCCGTAAATCTCGTACATTGTTTCAGTTCCCCCTTCCGCTCAAAACGGCCAGCTGGCCCAGATTTGCGTTGACGCTCGGTGTGATGATGCGGGCCACCTCTTCGCCGTCCAGCGCGACGACGCCCTTGCCGGTCTCCGGCAGATACTTTTCAACGAACTCGCCGATGCGGGCAAGCTCGGCCTGCATCTTGTTCTGGTAGTCGCTCATCGAGGGCTGCTGGCGGAAGGTGTAAGGGTCTGTGCGGTAGTCGTAGCCCGCAAAGGCCCGCTCGTTGCCGTACCAGTAGGCGTCCTGAATGTCCTTGTAGGACAGCTTTGAGCTGGAGCTGGCCTTTTTCTCGGTCTGGTCCTTGTCCTTCGTTGCCCACTTGTAGATGCCGTAGCCCACAGCACCCACCGCCAGCACACCGGCCACGATGAGGCCGATCTGCGGGATGGACAGACCAAGTGCGGCCACCCCAGTGCCTGCCGTTGCAGCCCCGGCAGTTCCCGCAGCAACCGTTGCGCCGCCTGCCCCGATGAGCTTGCCGATGCCGGAGACCACGCTGGAGATGCCGCCGGTTGCATTGACGGCCTCGATGGCGGTCTTCAGGGTCTGCAGCGTCGTGACCAGCGTTTCAACGCTTGCGGCAAAATTGAGGGCCTGCGACACACCGTTGGTGATGGTCGTGAAAAAGTCCCCGGCGTTCTGCAATACCTCGCTGTCGAAGAACTCGCCCAGGCTGGTCAGAGAGCTGCCAAAATCCGAAAACGCCGCATTGGACTCACTGATAATGTTCTTGAACTTATTTGCCTGGGCGTTCGCGCGGTTGTTGTTCTTCTGGTATTCCTTTAACGCTTTGCTTGCAGCGTCGAGCTTTTCCTCTTCTTCTGTGAGCAGATAACCGATCTTCAGCGTCTGCTCCGAGAACTCCCCGGTGCTGGCTGCGGACTCGTTGTAAGCGGCCTGCAGCTGGGCCACCCTTTCGGCGGCAGCGCCGTAGTTGCTGGTCAGGGTGTCGTACTGGCTGACCACGGCCTGCGAGGTCTCCTTGCTGTCGGTCTCCACGCCGTCCATCAGGGTCTTGACCTTCGTGTAGGTCTCCAACGCCCCGTTGACGATGCGGGTGCCGGTCTCAGTGGCCGTCTGCTCGATGTGCTCGGAGTTGTCCTGGTATTTCTTCGTCACCGACTCGATGGTCGTGGAGATGCCGTTCTTCAGCGTCTGCGCGGTCTGCGTCAGGGTCGAGACCAGCGACTTCGAGGCGTCCTCATAGGTCTTCTGGGTCGTGGTGGTGACCTTGCCGTTCTCGTCCGTGACTTCTTTGGTGACCAGCTTGTAGTTCTTCACCACGCCGTTCACCAGCTCCTTGCCGGACTCGGTGGTGGTGCGGGTCAGCTGGTCATAGACCTTGCCGGTGCTGTCCTTGATGTGCTCGGTCAGCTCGGTGACGGATTTCGTGATCTGCCCGTACTCGTTGGAGGAGTAGGACGTGGCCGCGTCGGTCAGGGCGGAAAGGACGGTCTTTGTGACGGTCTTGTTCTTGTTCTTGTCCGTGCCTCCGTCGCCGTCGCCGTCGCCGCCGCTGGTTATGCCGCTTCCTTCCTTTTCTTCAGCCTGCCGTTCCGTCCAACTTTTGTTATAGATGCCTTTTCCGGCAAGTGCTTCTTGTCGGCGGCGGTCACGGTTGCTTTGATGGTCTTGCGCGTCTCTGTACTCTTCGTAGCTGTCATAGTCAGAATAGGCATCCTTTTTTAGAACATCATGATTCAGCCAATAACTTGCTTTGTCCAGAGCTGTAATCGCGGCGCTCCCAAGTTCGTTAAACTTTTGTTTTGCGGAATCAATCGGCCCACTTAAGCCAGTAATGGCACCAGCAAGTCCGAGCCAACCATCTTGTTTGTAGGCTTCCTGTGCCGCAACGACCATATCATTCAGGTTGCCAATAACAACGCCGATGCCGCTTGAGAGGTCGCCCGTCATAAGCCCCGCCAGTTGGGAAACATTATCTTTCAGTGTGGAAATCCTGCCATTCATGGTCTGGCTTTGGGTGTCCATAGCGTTATAGTAACGCCCGCCCTCCTCGCTGGCAGCGATTAACGCGCTAGACAGCAGGTCGTAGCTGACCGTCATATTCTGGACTTCTTCCACCGTTTTTCCCGTGTAGTCGGCCAGCACCTGGTAGATGTTGATTCCAGCAAAAGCAAACTGCTTAATGTCTACTGCGCTAGCCTTTCCAACATTGGCGATCTGCTGAAGGTTTGCGGCCATACGGGAAAGCTCATCGTTTCCGCCGCCGGTAGCAGATACAGCATCGCCCAGAGCCATAATGACCTTACGAGAACGGCCAGCGTTTTCGCCTGCGCTGATGAGCAGCTGGTTTGCCTGCGTCAGAGATGCAACGTCAAACGGTGTGCGGGCTGCATCTTCCTGAATAGCCTGCATAGCTTTCTGTGCGGCCTGTGCGCTGCCCAGCATATTGGTAAAGCCCGTGGTGTACTTTTCTATCTGTGCATTGTAAGAAACGCCTGTCTCTACAAGGTTTTTTGCGAGTCCGGCTGCTTTTGTCCCAAGCGAGGCAAGCATACCTGCAAGGATGTTGGCTTTTGCGCTGGCTGCTGCAAACTGGCTTGCCATTCCTGCAACGCCGCTCCCGGCGGTGTTTGCGCTGCGGTTCAGCGAATTTGCGGCGCTTTGCGTCTCTTTTCTGGCCTGCTCGATGCCCCGCTCATAGGCCGAGGTGTCCAGGCCCAGCGTTGCCATCAAATTAAAAAGATTCAGGGTCCCTCACCTCCGTTCTCTTCCACCATGCGGCGGCTGTCTTCCAATGCCTGTTCCCAAAACGCCTCTGCTTCGGCCAGCGTGGTCTCGCGCCGGGTCGTCCTCTGAGGCTCCACCTCGGCCACGACGTCGGAATAGGTGGTTTCCACCTCGACGCCTACCCCTTTTGCGCAAAGGCGGATCAGCGAGGACATATAGTCGCGGTAAGCGTTTCGTTTGTAGTCTTCTTTGAGCAGATACAGTGCATAATTGTTGAAATACCGCAGGCCATAGGCCCGCAGATGTTCGAGGCTCGCCCGGCCGATCAGAACCCAAAATCGGTCGCGTTCAACATGCCGAGCGATTTGGTAAAACCCAGCACATCGGGCTGCATCAGAGTCTGCACCAGAGCGTCCAGCGCTTTCATGATGTTGTCCGATTCGCCCTCTTCCAGCGTGTACAGCTGGTGCAGTGCATCCACCGTGCGCTTCGGGTCCAGCTTCATCAGCGGCTTGGCAAAGTCCAGCGCGGCAAGGGCAAACTCACGCGGGGTGAGCTTTTTCTTCTCCGCCTGGGGCTCGACCGGTGCGCCCAGCAGCTTCATGGCGTTGTCCACGATGGCCTGCCGGGCCGCTTTGATCTCCGGGTTGTCCACATTGTCCTTGGCATCCATCACCATGCGGGTGATGCTGTCGATGGCATCATACAGCTTGGGGATGGACTCCACAGGGTCCAGATTGATGGTCAGGATCATACTTCGCCTCCGGTCGTCTTCACATAAAATTCCATCGGCACCTTGCTGGTGTCGGCGATATCATAGTGCCCCTTCAGGCTCAGGGACAGATTGCCCTTGCCGTCCTTGCTGGTCTTGAGTTCCAGACCGCCGTCACTGGCGGCCTTCGACAGCTTGCAGGCTGCGTATCCGCCGCCGATCAGCTGGCCATACCACCAGACATCCTGAAAATCCTCTTCCTTGTAGTCCTCGCGCACCGTGATCTTGTTTGCTTCAACGTCTGCCGCACCGAGGTTCAGCTTGATGGTGTCTGCACTGACGGTCAGGCAGGTGGTGGACAGGCCGCAATCCCATCTCGTGATATGCTTGAGCTGATAGGTGTTTTCGGGTACTTCGTCGATGCCCTCGCCGAAATCCACGGTGTTGGGCTTGCAGGTGATGGTGATGCCGCCGGAAGTCAGGCAGATGCGGTCTTCGGCAGCGATTGCTTTTGTCCCGGCGGGGTCAAAGGTCTTCAGCAGGGCACCCGCCTGGAACTGAAGCTTCTTGAACTCATCTGCCGAAACGGGCGTGAACATTTTGTTCATGGTTCATCCTTTCTCACACCACGAAGGATGTGACGTCAAAGTTAAGGTATGTGCACAGGTATTTTTCCGGTGGGTTGTCCATTGGCTGCGCCCACGGACTGCCTGCGCATAAAAGGACCGCGCCGCCCTCGCACTCGATGGTCAGTCCATCGCCAAGGGCCGCGCGGAGTTCATCGGTCTTACGAATGATGGGGAGTTTGCCGCCGTCCACCGGATACCACAGCCGGGCATGGAATGTGCTGCTCTCGTCAAGCCCCTTTGGGATGACCGGCCGCACCGTGAGATAGGGCAAAGAAGCGCCCTGCGGCACGAAATCCTCCGGATATACAGGGATGCTGAACAGGGTGAAAAAGCTGTTCAGCGCCGTGGTAATGGCTTCTTCTGCGCCCATCAGGAAAGCACCACCTTTTTGCACTGCACAACGGCAAGGTTCATCCCGCTTTCGGCGGGGGAAATCTTGTCGCTGCTCGCGGTCGTCACCTCATAGGTCTGGCCGTCCTCCAGCCGCTTGATGCAGTCGAAGGGGGCCAGCTTGATGCCCTTATCCACATAGAGTGAGTAGGTGGACGCCGTGCCCTGCTGCTCTGCCTGTTGCGCTTCAATGGTCTGGTCGTGGCGCTCGATGGCGAGGAACTCCATTCCGTCCTCCCATGTGGTGGTAGAGCCAAACAGACCGTCCGATACCAGCTTTTTGACCATGAAGCAGAACTTCTTGGTGAAATTCTCCATCACGGTGGATTTTGTGAAATCGTTTACAGGCATTACAGTTTCCTCCATTGGTTGATTTCCCGGCGGTAGCGGGTACAGCCGTCTGCGGGCAAGCCGTCCGTGCCGGTGGCCATGGTGCCGCTCCAGCCGTTGAAGGACTGGGAAACATAGCGTCCGCCGCTGGGGGTGGCTGCATCGTAGTCGGTGATTTTCTGGGCAAGCGCCACAAAATCAGAAGGAACGCGCATAGGCTGCACCGTGCCGGTGAATGTTTCGGCGGTCAGGTCTCCGTCTCCCGCCTTGTGCACTCCGTCATTGAAAACAGACCCGCACACAAGGAAATACTGCCCGGCGGACACCCCGGCTGGGACAGTATCTGCCGTGAAGGTAAATTCCCCAGCGGTGGGGTCATCGTACCGGTCAAAGAAGTTTCGCGTGTACACGCATAGTTCTGGCACAGTCATGCGGGGTCACCTCCTTGCAGGTCAGACCGATTCGCCCGGTGTAATGGTCTGGACAGAGATGCCGTCCAGATACTCGGCAAACAGGGTAACGCCGGTGATGGCAAAGCTCTCGGACACGGCGGTGGTGTAGTTACCCTGGGTATGGAAGCCGATCAGGTTGCTTGCCTCGCCCGCGGTGGTGTACACCAGACCAGCCTTGGCATAGTCGCTGTCGGAGGGGTCAACGTAGTACATCACGATGTTGTCAACAGGGGTGGCAATGACCTTGCCCTTTGCGATCTCGCCGTCGGACAGCAGGAAGATGGTGTTGTAGCCCATGAAGTCCTTGATGTACTGGAATCCGTACTGGTTCTGGATGGTGATGTTTGCGGTGCCCAGATACTCGGCCACATCCATGACGTTCACGAAGCCCACCACGCCGGTGACGGTGCGGTGCATGTTCTTGAACTTGTTCTCCACGCTGCCCTTTGCCATCGCCAGCGCCATCTGGAAGGTCTTGGGGGTGCCCTTCAGGCTGCCGGTGTTCAGGTACTTGTAGAACTTGTCGGTCACCTTCGCGGTCAGGTCGTACAGGAACTCGTCGTCGGTCTTCTGCACAGCGACGTCGTAGCCATAGTTCTGGATCGCTTCCAGGGAGACGGCCTTGGCGTACTTCTCGATGGTGATCTTGCCGTAATCCTTCTCCTTGACGGTGTACTGGCTGTAAGGGATCTCCTCGCCCTCTGCCACGGTGCCACTCTGCAGGGTGCCCTGTGCATACTTGCTCTTCAGCACAGTGCCGGGCTGCATACGGATGGGGCGCATGATGCCCATGATCTCCCGCAGATGATCCCAGTTGCGCTGGAAGCGGGTCACGAAGTCGATCTCGCGGGGGTTGACGGTGATCTCGGTGGTGGTAATCAGATTTTCTTTTGCTGCCATAGGTTATTCCTTCCCGCCGCCTGTAAACAGGTCGGCATTTGCTGCAATCGCCGCCTGGCGTTCGCCTGCGTCCTTGATTGCAAAAATCTGGTCTTTGGTCATTTTGGAGCCGGTGTTTGCGGGCGGGTTGTCCACCGGTGCGCCCTTGGTGGAGGTGCTGCCCACATAATCGCTCCAATCGGTTTTCAGGCTCTCAGCCAGCTTGTCCGCGTTCTTCACGTTGCCCTTGCTGTCCAGTTCCATCTTGTCGATGTCCTCGCCAGACAAGCGCACGATGCGGTCAAAGTACTTTTCCAGCACACCTGCGGCCTTGAGCTGCTCCCGGAACTTTGCTTCCTTGGCTGCATGGGCGTCCTTCTGGGTCTGCTGGGTCTTGTAGTCGGTCAGCGCCTGCTCCGCGGTCTGCTTACCGCTGTTGGCTGCGTCCCGTTCCTTTTCCGCTGCAACGCGGGCGTTTTTCTCGGTATCCAGCTCGTCCCGGAGGGCATCGGTCTCCTCGTGCAAGGCGTCCAGAATGGCTTTCGCCTTGTCATCGTTGGAGGTTTCGGCGTTTTCCAGGATCTTGCGGATATCTGCTCTTTTGAGTGCCATGTGTGTGTCCTTTCTGCCCTTGCTTGGGCTGCCATGCTTGGCGATCAGGTTATTTTGCCGGACGTGCTGCCGGTGTGGTGCCGCCAGTAGGATTTGAACCTACGACCTGCCGATTACAAGACGGCGGCTCTGCCAGATTGAGCTATAGCGGCATAAAAAAGCGGCTGACGCTGTGCGCCAACCGCTGAATATTGAGTTTTAGCCATCCTGTGCTTCTCGAACTGCGATCTCTTGCAGTTCTTTGATATGATCCTCCACCGCCGGGCGCAGGAATGGGCGGGGAGCCATGCCACGGGTAAAGTGCCATTTGCCGTTGAAGTCCTTCCAGACCCACGGCGTTTTGCGTCCGTTGCCCTTCTCTGCAAAAATACCGGTGCCTAACTCCACAGGCACACTGTAAAACAGGTTTGAGCCGATGGTCACAATCTTTTGTGCCACTGATACAACGTAGGTAATTGATGCTTTCAGCGCACCGCCAACATAGCCCTCTATTCCGGTGCTGTCTGCCGTGCCGGTGGGCACAAGTAGCTGTGCATAGTCCTGCACCTTCATGCCCCAGATGGTCAGCACCCGCTCTGCCCAGTCTTCCAGCGCTTCAAGCAGCCGCGGGGTGTTGTCAGTGACTTTGATGTCGTATTCAAATTTCATCGGCATCTTCCCCTTCTTCCTCCTGCTCTGCCCAACGTCTTTGGATCAGCTCTCCGTTGGAACAAACCGAATCCAGTACAGCATCAGCCTGCATATGAGCAGAAACAAGAGCTTTATCGGACATTTCCATGTTATAATAACCGGTCATGACCTCACCTTTGGCTGTAATTCCTACCACCGCAAGCTTTTCGACTTTTTCTTCCTCAATCAGCTTGAGTGCGTCCATAAGCCACGGCGCATATTTTGCGTCAGACATTAAAACATTCATTTTCTGAATCCTTCCATTGTCCTAATAAGGCGTTTGTGTGCTTCATGCGGCTTTTCGCCATTTCCGTAGGAAGGCCGCGCGTGTTTTGGCTTAATGTAACCACACGGGGGCTTAAAATCACGGCAAAAGTTCAAGAAAAAGTCATCGTTGATTACAACAATCCCAAACTTCTTATTTTTCATGCTTTGCGCTCTTCTTTCTCCGTTTTCTCTCTTCTGCCCACCACATTTGCTCTTTTTCAGTGCCGCCCTTTGCCTTGTACCACTCGGTATAGGTCAGGTCAGATGTGACCTCTTTTGTCGTGTTGTCCCGCCGCATAGCGTTCTGCCGGGGGTACTTTACAAGCGCCCCGGTCACCTTGCAGCGGCAGTGATAAACCATTTCCGGAGCTGCGTTGGGGTCTCCGGGGTACTGTATCTCGTAGCCATGCACCTTGAAAGGCTTGTCTAGATCGGCGGTCTCCTGATCCAGCAGCCGGTGCATCTCGCGGGTACGGTAGTCCAGTGTGCTGTTCCAGCGCTTCTGCACCTCAATGCCAATGGCTTGGGCGTTGCGCAGCTGCTGCATTGTCCCGGCGTTCTGTGCGCCTGTCAGGGCTGTGATGGCGTTGTTCATCGCCCAGTGCACCTCGGTATCTGCCATGCCTTTCACGGCCTGTGTGGCGATGTCATGGACGCTTTTTCCCTGAATGATGCCCTGCATGACGTACCGGTTGAACACACGGGCGTCGTAGGTGCGGTTGCTCTCGCTCTTGATGCGCTTGTTTGGCACCAGCTTGGGATTCTCCAGCAGCAGCCGCTTGACCGCTTCGGTGTTGTACAAGGTCAGGTTGAACGCCACGCCTGCGGCCTGTTCCAGCTCGTAGAACGCCCAGTTTGCGCCAAGGGCAAAGATATCGTACTGTTCATCTCGCGCCAGCTTGTATGCCGTTTGCTGGGCTGTTGTGCACGTCTGGGTGATGTTGTCCAGCTTCTGGTGCATCATCTCGGACTGAAACACCTGATTCCGCAGCCATGTGCGGTAGTCGCTCTCGGTGATCTTCCCAGCTTCCAGCTGCCCCCGCTTGTAGGTGTCCAGCTTCTGGTAGCGCTCCAGAAACTCGGTCAGCTGCTCGGTCATTTCCCGGCGTGCGGTGCCGTATACCCGCAAAATGCGGCGGCGCAGCCTGTTCAGCTGCCGGGTGGAGATGCGGTCAAGGTCGGTCATAAGCGCATCACAAGCTTTGCAACGTTAATGATAAACGAGCTTACTCCGCAGCCGAAGAAAAAGCCAAAAACCGCGGCGCAAATATCACGCTTCATCTGTTCCATCTTCGTCCTCCTCGTCCTCGTCCACGGTCTCCCGCGTTGCGCTCTCTGCCATCAGCGCAGCCTTGGCCTGTTCCTTCTGCTCCTGCGTCAGGTTGGGCAGTAGTTCTATTGCCATCTCGTTTCCAATGATGGTCGCTTCTGCAAGTGCCATATCCACCTGTTCTTTGGTGTTGGAGATGCGCACATGGGTGTACTGCGGCTTTGCGTCCGGCAGACCGGCGATCTTGAGCACCTGACGCACAAACTTGGTGACCTGCTGTTCAAAGTCGCGGGCGTTCTCGTCCAGTGGCTGATAGGCGGCTTCCAGATGGTCGTTGGTGCTGTCAGCGCTCACGCAATGCACGTCCAGACCGCCGAAATCCTCATACAGGGAACTGTGTAGCCGCTGCAACAGGGTCTCCCGCGCCTGTGTGGGGATTTCCTGCGTGTAGGGCTGCACACTGCCGCCGTTGTCCCCGGCGTTGTCTATGTTTGCGGCGTGGTTGAACCGCAGCCGCTGCATGAACCGGCGCAAGTCAGAATCGTTCATGCCGCCGTAGTTTGAGATCAGCCAATAGACCTGCGCACATTCGCGCAGATCATCGCAAAAGCCGTTGACGATCAGGTCAATGTTGTCGATATAGCCTTTTAGGTTTACCAGCGTGCTTTGCTTGGCGCTGCTGCCCCACAGCGGAACAATGGGCAGCGTTCCGTAGCCCTCGCCCTCCACAATCTCGTCCCCGGCGGGGGTTGTTGTCGTGGTAGTCTTGTAGGGCTGCTGCTCGCCGTCCTGATGCAACAGGCGCTCGCCCTTGCTGTCCTCGGTGTAGCGAGTGTAGCCGCTCTCCTCGTACAAAACTGCGTGCATGGGCTTGTCTGGCTGCAAGCGCCAGAACCGGATACCAGCCCGCAGGGTGCCATCCTGCTCATCATACAGGGGCGCAAACTCGGTCAGCTTGAACACGTCCAAGTGGTCGTTGTTCCAAAAGCCAAAGCTTTCGCCGTGGATGCAGGCAAGGTAACCCAGCCGGTAAAGCTGCTCGTCAAAGTTTTCGCCCAGATTTTCCTTTGCGTTGTCCTCGCCCGGCAGGGTGATGCCGTTTGCAAGGCTATACGCCACACGCTGCACGTTAAGCCGGTGGAAGGAGTTGCTTTTCACGGTCTCCGGGCGGGCTCTCTTGGTGATGCCGTTGAGCTTGTAGTCGATATCTGCAAGCGCATCCAAAAAGTCATCCACGCCGGTGTTGAGCTGCCTGTCGTACTTGTCAGCCTTTTCAGCGGTACGCACCGGGGCGCTTGTGACGTGCTCGGCAATAAAGCTTTGCACAAAAGCGGTTTTGGCTGCGGGGTCGTTCTGCACCGCTTCAAGGTCTTGGAATGTTCTCACTTGCTTCGCTCCTTATTTTCCGGGCTTGTGCCACACAAGCTCCATGGCGTATCGTGTTGCGTCTATGTGGTGGTTATCGTGGTCTGGGTATCCGGGCAGCGGCTCGCCGTTCTTGTCCGCGTCATACTCGTACTCGGTAAACTCCTTCAGGGTGTCCGGGCAGCGCACCGGGTCTATCACGATGGCGGTCAGGCTTTGCAGCCACTTCACGCCCTGCCCAACGCTGTTGGGGCCTTTTATAGCTGGCAAGCACTTCATTCCCCATGCAGTATAGTCAGTGCAGCTCTTTGGCTCGGCGCTGTCACCGGTCAGGCGCTCGCTCTCTGGGTGCTCCATAACGTGCCGGTCTTGCAGCATCTTGAACGTGTCCTCGTTGCGGGTGCGCCGCACGGTGATCTCGTCATAGATATACAGGGTCTTGCGGGCTGCGTCGTAACTCACGCAGTTATATGCAAAGGGGTCAGGATACCATCCCCAGTCAATGCCGTGATATTTGCGCTCAAACTTGGCTGGGTCTATCTTTTCTGCCCGGATATTTGTAAAGACTTCCTTGCCGCAGCCGGTCACCTCTCCAAGATACTCGTGCTTGTAGGCAATCTCGTTGTTTTCCTTCAGGGCTTCGGCGTCCTGTAAGAATCGTTCGCCCAGCCACTCAGGCGGGGCATCCAGATAGCAAGAGTGGTGCACCACGGTGTTCGGGTGCGGCTCCAGCACAAAGCGGTTCATCCAGTTGCGGGCAGCCGCCGGTGGGTTGTAACTCATGAACTCGTAGGTGTCGCCGCCTCCGCGCAGAACGGACTGCCGGACGCTTCGCAACTGCTCTGCGCCGTCCATCTGGTCTGCTTCCTCCACCCACAGGATGCCGATTGCGCCAAATGGAGGCTTGATGGACTTGATTTTTGTCTCGTCGTCCAGCCCTCGGAAGTAGATGATCTGCCCGGTCACGTTGTCGGTGATCTCCATAGGCGATACCTTGCAGCTGTACCGACTATCTTGCCGCAGCTCATGTATCGCCCACTTGATCTGTGCATACACACTGTCCCGCATTGTGCCGCCAACTTTGCGGCAGACACAAGCGTGCATCTCCGGGTTTCGGCGCATGGTCTCGATAATCTTCAGGCTCACAAAAGAGGATTTTGTGGATCCGCGTCCGCCGTTGAGGATATAGGAGCCGTTTGGCTCTATGTGGCGGTTTAGGTCAACAAACGCTTTACCGATGCACCTGGCGGGCAGTTCAAAGCTGCTTTCCCCGGCGGCGCTGCTGGCTTCTGTCCATTCCTCCCACTTCTCCACGGCTTTCATGTCGCCGCTGGCGGCTGCCATGTAAACACCGGCAGAGATCAGCGCATTGTTTGTCACGCCCTCTGCCGGGTCCACGCCCAACGTCTCAAGCTGTTTGAGGTTTTTCTTGTTGGTGATGGGTGCAGCGGCGATCTGTGATGCAATGGAGGATAGGGTCTTTGCCTGCCGTTTTGCCACGCCGCTTGCAATACCGCCATTTTTTGCGGTTTGTGCCTGTTTACCGCCTGTTTTGAACTGCGTGGCACGTCCCACCTCCGGGTCTATCCTACGCCGTGCCATGCCTTACTCCTCTCAGAACTCCAGATCCCGTGTGCCGGGCTTCGAATACCGCTTCGCTTTACCCGTTCGGCGATTGTACCACCGGATATCCCGGCGGTTTGCAACGTACAGCTTGCGCCTGTTTTTGGCGCTGTTGCTGTTGCCCGCACGTCCTGTCCATACGCTTCCACTAAGTGCCATTTGTCATTTCCTCCCTTTGAGATATTTTTTATATTTGTTGTACTCGCTCATTGGGCTTACGAAACGGACGATTTCAGAACTGGATTGCGAGAACCTGCTATGCGGTTTTTCTATCAAAACATATCCGTGTTGCGTGTTTGCATCACTTTGCGCTCTCATGAAATTTCCAGTTTTATACATTTCTCTGCGTTCTTTTGCAGAATACTTTTTCACACCGGTGGCCGATGACCAATTACTTCCTCCGCCCCACGGAGACCCTGCGGAACCAGCTCTAAGCGGAATCGCCATCTCTCATGCCCTCCTCTACGGCTTCAAACGCCTTTTTGCCGGTGTTGTTGGTGTTGTTCTCAAAAATCGTCTTGCCGCTGTATCCGCGCAGGATGCAGAACTTTTTCATGATGCCGTTCAGCAGCGTCTTGATCTTGCGGAAAAGCTTGTCGTCATGGAACAACATGATCTGCTCCACGTTGTTGGAGCTGGACAGGTTTGCGCTAAGTGCTGGCATAAGTTACTTGCCCCCCTTTACCTGATTCTCCATGTTTTTGAATTTTTTCTCGCGCGGTAATATGTTTTTCCCCCGAACGTTACTTCTAACGCGCCGCTGTCCATTGCAGATCCAAGCGCAGCGGAAAGGGATTTTGTTTCTGCCGCTTTTTTATTTGCGGCAGACTTTTTTTGCACGTCTCGCATGAAAGAATTGACATTTTGCCTTTTTTGTGCGGTACTATCTGCTGCCTTTTGCACTTGCTTTTGATTGAACCTTGCAACACCGGATACATAAGGATTTGCAACTTTTGTTTGCGACTTTAACTGTTCCGTGGTAAGGCGGTACAGTTTATCAACGGCATCAGCCTTTTCTTGCTCGGTAAGATTTGACTGCTTTATTTTCTTTATGTTTGCATCGTATTCTCTCTTTGTCGCACTTCCTGCGTCAAACAAAGAAAAATCGTCCGCCCTTCTTATCAACTCGCTATCAAGGCTTTTCCCGCCGTCGCTATACTGTTCTCTTCGCCCTTTTGCGCCGCCGCCAGAGCCGCCACCCCAGCCAGACGCGCCTGCTCCTCTAGCCATCCGTCATGCCCTCCTCTACGGCTTCAAAAGCCTTTTTTCCGGTGTTGTTGGTGTTGTTCTCAAAAATCGTCTTGCCGCTGTATCCGCGCAGGATGCAGAACTTTTTCATGATGCCGTTCAGCAGCGTCTTGATCTTGCGGAAAAGCTTGTCGTCATGGAACAGCATGATCTGCTCCACGTTGTTGGAACTGGACAGGTTTGCGCTGCCCATGATGATCAGATTGCCCTTGTCACTCTCGATCAGGCAAATCTTGCAATGCGATGCCAGAACAGCAACGTTGATATGCTGCCCAGTAAACTGGGAGATCATGTAGGGCACCAGCTTTGCCCGCTCCATTGCCACAAAGTAGTTGGACACGATCAGGTTCAGCTGCTCGCAGCCCAGATACCCGGCAATGTTGACGATGCTGTCTATGTTCTCCCGGCTCATGCCCAGTGTTGTGATGTATACCCGGTGCGGCAGCAGTTCTTTTTTGTAGACCAGCGCCTCGATGAAGTCGCCAAAAATAAAGCGCCCACTTAGGAGCGCAAAATAATCCTTGTCGTAGTCCACCGCGTCCGCTGCCGCTTCTGCGTTGTCCCATGTGACCGGGGAGAGGTTCAGCTTTGCAGCGCGGATGAACTCTTTCTCGGCCTTTTCCTCGTCGCCTCCCCAGTCTCCCAGTGCATCAAGGTTTAGGTCGAGGGAAGAAAAGTCCATTGCTTTCTTTCTCCGTGCCATCTGCTCACCTCCCTGTAAAATAAAAGCCGCCCGGAAACCCGAACGGTCAAAATCGAATGAGCCGCCAGCTGGATTTGAACCAGCACCCACGGAATGGATGTGCGCAGTGGTTGGCTGTGCAGTGATGTTCCCATGGTGTCACCAACGTTGTCCCGCCTTAAATGGGCGGCGCTCTGCCAATTGAGCTATGGCGGCATATAATAAGCAGCTTTGCCTGTCGTACACAAAGCCGCTGCATCCGGAACTTTCGCGGCCGAATGCCCCGCTACTCTCTGCATGCCGTCCCCCGGTCATGCAAAGTCTGGCATTCCCGGCAGGGCTCAAACCTGCAGCCTGCGGTTTTGGAGACCGCTGCTCCATCACTTGAGCTACGGGAATATAAAACGCCGCCCTTGGAATCGAACCAGCCGTGTCTACACACACGCGCCGCGCTCCAAACTGCGCTCAGGCGGCCATATAAAACAGCCCTGGTTCTCCGCCAGGGCTGTTGTTTGACGCACATCCCGTCGGGAAGTCTACCCACACCCTCAGGGATTCAAAGCTTTCTCTCGTGGCACGGGAGGTTAAGCGTGCAGCTTTGTGGGGGATGAGTCCATGCGCCATCTGGTGCGAAACCGTGGAGTCGAACCACGCGGAGAGGGAGGTGCGCGCCCACCCCCGGACACTCAGAGCCGCCGCCCTGTGAATGGAGCCGTTCCAAAATCTCGCATAGAAGCAGCCCGCGAAACGTTGTTGACCTGTACCTACGGACAGCACAGGGCCGGAATGTTCGGGGGCTGAACTGCATCGGTTGGCCTTTTCGGCTCTGCCGATACTACTACAATACCACCGATTCCGCTCAGGTGTCGATGATGTCCACTGTCGAAAAGTGCCACGAATTATTGTGCAAAACTGTCAAAATCACAGAACGGTGTATCCGTCCATATCTCTGCCAGCTGACGAAAGCCCTCCGAAATGGCAGTGGAGACCGTCCGCGCGTTTGAATAACCGACCTCTCCGGCGGCGGCGGCCCTGGTCTTTCCCTCCACATAGCAGAGCGTGATGCACCGGCTGCGCTTGATGGACGCAGGGTCCGCGTTGAGGAGATAAGCGACGTCGATGGCTTCTTTCTGCATCTCGGCGTACTGGCATTTCATCTCGTGCAGATGCCTTTCGGTGTCCATCGCGGCATCGGTATTGTTCCCGACCTTATCGCTGACGCCAGAGCGCCCGGACGCACCGGATACGCTGGAAGTAGTCGTTGTAGCTGCGTTCTTGAGGTCTGCGATGCGCTCCTTCTGCTGCAAGATAAGAGACCTCATTCTGGGCAGGCGTTCAAAATATCGCCGCACTGCCAGTGCGCGGGGGTCCTCTGTTTTCGGCGCGTCTGCGTCAGATGTCCATGTGCGAATCATTGGTGCTCCTTTCCTCAAAATCGCGGCAATATTCGGGCGAAATATCATACCCTTTGACTTTTTCTTTGTCTACAGAGCAAATATATCTGTTATACTTTTCGTTTTCATCTGGGAACTTCTTGCGCAAGTGGATACATCGTTCGCACAACCGAGGGTCTTTTTGTGGCTTGAATGGGTTTTTGAAGTCAAGAAATAGCCCCCATGCGGTTATTGACATAAAAAAGATAAAAAGCAAAATACCGAATAATTGAGACACGTTCTATTCCTCCATTTCCTCGATCCAGATCTCCACTCTGGGGTTTTGTTTGTCGTAATCCACCCTGCTTCCATCGTGGGCGGCAACGATGCGGCTGTTGTCATCTGCCAGCACACCGGCTGTCACCAGTATGTCGCAGGTGGCCTCGATCAGGTTTGCAAGGTCAACCTTGCGTCGGGTAGCCATGTAGTACACGCACCGCACGTTCACGCGGGCAGAGATAGGCTCAGGCGGTGCGCGAATCTGCCACAGACAGCTTGTCTGGTATTCCTCAAACGCCGCGCTTGGGGCCACGTAGCGCCGTCCTCCGCGCCCTTGCAAGATGCGGGCACTGTTTTTCTTTGTGCGTGGGTCACCGTAAAGGGTTATGTGCATTTTTTTCGCTCCTCGCCGTTCCACTGCTTGAGTGTTGGTGCGTAATGACCGCACATCAGGCAACAAATTTCAGTCCCAGGGCCTGACAACACTGTTATCTTCGGATTGCTGGTCTTGATTTTCTTTCCAGAGATGCCGTGCTCCGGCATTGCTCAGGTATGTGCAGGGCGGGTGTGCAATGAGCAAATCCCACTTGCCAACGTCATGCGTTACGCCGTCCATCGTCACGACCTGCCCCCCCTCAATAGCCTTTAGGCAGTCACCGAGAATATGCCATTCTGGATGCCCGCCGGACGGCTCAATCAGGTCGCAGGAATAGGCTTCGTGTCCTTTTGCCCGGAACGCCTTACAGACTTCCTGCGATTCCTCACAGGCAACTAAAACTTTCATTTCATTCGTCTCCTCCGTTTGCGCCCAGATAGCGCTTTCTGCCCCGCTCACGGTGCTTGTCCTCGTATGTACGGTGGTAGCATCTCATTGTGTGGGTCATATCGTAGGTGTAGGCCAGCTCGGCCTTGTGCATCTGCTGCCATGCCTTGAACCGCTCGCAGTGGTCGTGGCAGCCGGGCTTCCGGTCCGGGCAGCCCTTGCAGGTCGAGTTCGTCATCGTACCGCCTCCACCCGCACCGGCTCGAACTCGTCGAACTCCGGGTAATGGCTTTGCGCGAGCTGCGTTGCGATGTAACCGGCCTCGCCGGGGTTGCTGGCATCTACCCGCCAGCAGTGGAGGTCTGTGCCGCCTGCGTTGCGGCACTCAACCATAACGTTGTATTTAGGCATTGTGAACCTCTCCTTTCTTTTTTCTCAGAGGGCGGCGGGTTGCAGCATTCTTGAGGAAGTCGTTCGGATGCGCTGCCGCCTCTTCGGGGGACCGGGAAGCCATGAACGGCTTGCTGCGCGGAGCGCTGGCCTTCTGGGCGCTCTCCTTGTCTCTGGACATCCAGCCGGATGCAGCAGCCTTCCAGCTCTTCATGGGGTTCTTGCCGACCTTCCAGCCGTTGGACTCGTAGAAGTCCCGGAATCGCTCCGCCTGTGCAGCTGTACCGCCTTTCTCGGCAAAATACGCCTCGATCTCTTCCAGCCCCGGCGGAGAAAACCGTTTGGATGCTCTGGGGGATGGAGACGCGGAAGCGTCTATACTCTCTATATCAGATACAGATTCAGATACAGAATCAGATTCAGATACAGAATCAGATTCAGATACAGATAAGCGATTTTTGCTATCGTTTGCGATAGGCTTATCGCAAATCTCGCAATTGCGATTTTTGCGATGCCCATTATCGCTGTGCCAGCGCTTTTCGTTTCCTTTTCTGGCCGCTTCGCGTCGTTTTTCTGATGTGTCCTCGAATTTCTTGCAGTTCATCTCATCAAACGCTTTCACCGTCTTCCACATCATCCGCATGGAGCGGTCCGTGAACGCGGGTTCGGTGCCGTCCTCCACATACGCGGCATATGCCCGGATGAACGCGCCGAATTCTGCGTCTGTCAGCTCTTCCATTGTGTGGACATGCTCCAGAAGTATGATAAAACTGCTTCTCTTCGTCGTTTTCATGTTTCACCTCCTTCCGAGCGCCCGTATCGCCAGATAGCACAGCGTTCCGGGTCAGAACGGCAGGTCGCCGTCGTCTGTGACGTCGATAAAATCGTCTGCATCGCCCTGCGCGTACTGCTGGCCCTGCGGGGCATTTTGCGCGGTCTTTGCTTCGTTGGTGTAGTTCTTCGTCTGCTGGTCGAAGTCGCGCACAGCGGGCTTCTCTGCCGCCTTTGGTCCTGCGAAGCCGATATGGTTCGCCAGAACCTCCACCGCCGTGCGGTTGCTGCCCTGCTTGTCCTGATACTGCCGGGTCTGCAAGCTTCCCTCGATGGCGATCATGCTGCCCTTCTGGAAATACTTGCTGACGAACTCCGCCGTCTGCCGCCAGGCGACGACGTCAATGAAATCGGCCTGCCGCTGCTCGCCGGGCTTGGAATAGCTGCGGTCGCAGGCAATGCGGAAACTGCACACGCTCGTGCCCTGCTGGGTGGTCTTAAGTTCCGGGTCGTGGACCAAACGGCCCATAATTGCGACGATGTTAAGCATGCGTCAATCCTCCATCTTCTGGCTGCTTTTTGGCGCAGGTCCAGCACAGGACCCGGCCATAGGTTTTCTGGGTGTATTCGGCCACTTCTTCGGCTTTTTTTGCAATGGTTCCGTCCTTGCGTTTGACCGGGCCGACGGACTTTCCACAGCAGGCGCAAACCGGTGTCTGCTTTTGCGGAGCCTTCCCGCCGCCGGGCTTCCGGCTGGCATTGGGCGCATCTTTGTTGGCGTCGGCGTCCTTCGTGTCGTCAATGCAGAACAGGCCGTTCAGGGCGTATTTCCGTGCATAACTGATGGCTGTGCCGGTGATCTGGCTGTCGTCCATGCCTTTTTTTTCCCTTGACTCTCTCGCGTATGCGGTGCAGCTGACCTGTTGGCCGGAAAAGTCTGTTACCATCGCAGTGGCCTTGATGTAATGCCATTCGCCGACCATCTGCGGCTCATCAGAAAGCTGAAGCACAAGCGCATGCTTCTTCAGCAGCGGCTTGACCGCCTCCAGAATGTCCTCGCAGGAGCGGTATTTGTATCCGCCGAACTTGTTGAGCTGGTTCTTCGGTGCTTTAAGCTCTGCCTGCACACCGGCCAGCGCCTCGTAAATGCTCATTTTATCCATGATTGTATGCCACCTCCGCGCATCCGTGTGTCCTGCATATATCCTCCAGAACGTCGTGCTGCGTACCGTATGCAGACTCGGTGCCCAGCGCAAGCCCGAACGCAAACCCAAACTGTTCCGACTGCGCCAGCAGGACTTCCAGCGCCCACAGCGCCTTGCCCAGAGCGGAAGCGGCCTCATTGCAGGCCTTTACCCGGTTGATGGGCAGCGTCCCAAGATCCTCGCTGTCCGGGTGGATCTTCGTCCATGCCATATCCCCTGCGACGGCCTTCTGGACCTTGCCGCAGGTGCTGGACACTTCGCCCAAGGCTGCAAGCGCTTCCAGTGTAAGGCCCATCTGCCATTCCGGCACATTGGCAGCGTAGTTCAGGCAGATCTGCTTTCTTTCATCGCACTGCATAAATATTCACCTCCGATACGCCAGAACACCGACGTTATCGTAGACCTCGTACAGATCACCGGGCTGGCCTTTGGCCAGGTCGTCGGCCAGCTGGACCAATTCCTGTGTGGTGTCGCCGTAGCGCATCGTGCGGAACGCTGGCGGGTTCTTCTGCCCGTCGAAAATCATCAAAATTGCCATTTTGCTTGTCAAAACCTTCAAAGTATGTTATTCTTCGGGGTGATGGAGTCGTTCAAACCATCACCTCTGGAGCTCGTCGGTGTTGCTGCACCGGCGGGCTCTTTTCAGTTGATGTCATCGGCATCCTCAAGGATCTCCCGCATATCGTCTGCCATGATGTCGTAAGCGGATGCTCTGGCGGCGTAGGCGGCCTTTTCCAGCGGGTTGTCGGTGTACTCGGCATACACGCGCTGTTTGGCGGCAAGGTTCGTATACTGCCGCAGATTGCGGGTGATGAACTGCTTCGCGGTCATGCTCCCCTCCGGTTCTGCCGGTTATCGCGGCGCAGCTCGTACAGGCTGAATGCAAGCCCTGCAGCCGTGCAAAGCACAGCCCACAGCACCAGCGGGGCGCGGGCAGCGGCAGCGCCGTAGGCGTAGCCGCCCCAGACCATCAGCAGCAGGGTGATGCCCGCTTCAGCCAGATCCAGCGCTTTCATGCCCAGCAGAAAGCCGCACACCGCGAAACCGGCAAGGGTAATGGTGTTCAGTCGTTTCATAGTCCGTGTACCTCCTCTAACTTGTAAAAATCCTTCAGCCACGCCACAAATCCGGCGCGGGAGATCAGCGGCGCGGCGGTCTTTGTGTCCACAGAGGGAACAGCCCATCCGGGAAACATCCCTGCTTGAATCATTGCCATAAGCGTTGGTTCGCTTATCGAGATCAAGTTCGAGCGCATCAACTCGCAGCAGTCGTGAATGCTCATTGTGGGACGCATGGTGCATCCTCCTCTCTTTTGACTTATATCTCCACTCTTCTGTACTTGCCTCTGTCGCCGAATTTGTGGACGCTGTGGCTGATAGCGGCGGGCGTGACGCCCCGCAGCTTTGCAAGGGCTCTCAGGCTGTCCGCCACGGCTACCGGCAGTTCGTACTTGTCCGGTGTGACTTCCATCCAGATGTAGCGCGTCACCTTCACGCCTCCTCAAACTCTCCATTTTTGAGCGTATACCAGACATTTTCCTTAATTGCAGTGCCATCGACCTTTGCAATCTTAGCCCACAAAAGCTTTCCGCCATCGTCATACTCGGTCAAAACCAGATAGCAGCCAAGCACACCACGCGCCTTGCTATGAGCGCCGTTTGCAATTGCAAGGCTGTTTTTGCCTTCTGCTTGTGCGCTGCAATAGCCGCCTGTGGCTGTGGCGCTGCTGGAATCGCCGGACGTTGCCGCGCTGCTGGAATAGCCGGACGTTGCCGCGCTGCTGGAATCG